CCGAAGAGTTCGCGACGACGGCTGACCAGATCGCGTGGTGGAAGAAACACGGCTCCAAATGAGGCTGAAAAATGAGCAATACCCTTCTTAATACCAGCAAGATCCTCGACAAGTCGTTGATGATCCTTGAAAACAACCTGGCGTTCTCGTCGCGCGTGAACAAGGAATACAGCGACGAATTCGCCGTCAAGGGCGCGAAGATCGGATCGACCGTGAACGTGCGCAAGCCGGTTCGCTTCGTCGGTACGACCGGCCCCGCGCTGGCTGTCGAAAACGTGGTGGAAACCGTCGTGCCGGTCACGCTCGACACGCAGTTCCACGTTGACTTCACGTTCTCGTCGCAGGAACTGACGTTGAACATCGACGACTTCGCTGAGCGCTATCTGTCGCCCGCGATGGCGACGATCGCCAACAAGATCGACTTCGACGGTGTTGGTCTGTACACCACGGTCGCCAATCAGGTTGGCACCGCCGGCACCACGCCGAACGACATCGCAACGCTGCTGGCTGCTGGCACGCGCCTTGATCAGGAAGCTACGCCGCGCGACGGTCAGCGCACGGTCGTCTGGGACCCGGCTGCGAACGGTTCGATGGTGAAGTCGGCCGCTGGCCTGTTCAATGCGCCGACGAAGATCAGCGATCAGTACGCAAGCGGCATCTTCGTTCCGGCGCTGGGCTTCGACATCGGCATGGACCAGAACATCCGCCAGGCGACCGCAGGCACGCGCACCAACGGCACGGTATCGGGCGCAGGTCAGACGGGTAGCTCGCTGCTTGTGACCGGTCTCGGCGCTGCCGGCACCGTTGCAGCCGGTGACACGTTCACGATCGCCGGTGTGTTCGCGGTGAACCCGCAATCGCGCCAGTCGACGCGCGTGCTGCGCCAGTTCACGGTGCTGACCGCTGCGACGGCTGACGGTTCGGGCAATGCAACGCTGTCGATCTTCCCGGCTATCAACACGTCCGCATCGAACCAGCAGTATCAGACCGTCACCGCCGGCCCGGCGAACGCTGCCGTGGTCACGTGGGACGTTGCCGCATCGACTCAGTACACCGTGAACCTGGCGTATCACAAGAGCGCATTCACGCTCGCCACGGCTGATCTGCAAATGCCGGAAGGCGTGGACTTCGCTGGTCGCCGCAATCACAAGGGCATCTCCATGCGGATCGTGCGTCAGTACGCGATCGGCACGGACACGTTCCCCTGCCGGATTGACGTTCTGTACGGATGGCGCCCGATTTACGCCGAGCTTGCAACGCGTATCGCCGGCTGATTGATCAAGGGGCCGTCATGTTCGGTTCAACGTGCGGCCCCTGCTTACTTGCGGAGTGGTTCATGCCCTACGAATATCAGGAGTTCCCGAAGTGGACGCGCAATGGCAAGGAAGAACGCCTTGTGCATTCGCGCGAGGAACTGGAAGCGCTCGGCGAAGGCTGGTCGGATCATCAGCACGTGCCTCCGAAAGTGCACGTCGACGCCGACACGTTCCAGCATTACCCGAAGTGGGTCGGCAGCGTGCTTGTGCACAGCGCCGAGGAAGAGGCCGCGCTTGAGCCTGTGATCGAGCAGAGCGACGAGCGCGAGGCGCTGATCAAGATCGCCGACGAAAAGGGCGTGAAGATCGATAAGCGCTGGTCGAATGACAAGATCCGCGCGGCGCTGGAGTCGGCATGACGACCGGAACCGACCTGATCACGCTGGCGCTGAAGGATATCGGCGCGCTCGGTATCGGTCAGTCCGTCTCTGCTGAAGACACGGCCGACGCGCTGGCGACGCTCAATATGATGCTCGGCCAGTGGGCGGCGGAGCGTCTCAGCGTTTTCCACCTGATCGACACAGCGCACCAGGCGAACGGGTCGGTTTCATACACGGTCGGCCTCGGCGGTGACTTCAACATCACGCGCCCGATCAAGATCAATGCGGCCTATGCGCGGCTCGCGAGCAGCGGCGCCGGCAGCGCGGTCGACTATCCGATCTCGATGATCGACGCGCGCGAGGACTATGCGCGGATCTCGCTGAAAACGCTGAATTCCTTCCCGGAATATGCGTTCTACGACTCGGATTTCCCGCTCGGTAATCTGTTTCTGTACCCGGTCCCGAATAGCAGCTACGAGCTGCACATCGTGACGATGGACACGCTGCCGCAGCTTGCGACTGCCGGGACCGCAGTCAACCTGCCGCCGCCGTATCTAGCTGCAATCCGCTACAACCTCGCGGTCTATCTCGCGCCGTCGTACGGGCTTGATCCTTCGCCGGCATTGGTGCGCCTTGCGATGAACGCCAAGCGCGTAGTGAAGCGGATGAACGTGCAGATTCCTCAACTGACGATGCCGCGCGGCCTGATGACGAAGTCGCGCTACAACATCTATAGCGACACGGAATCGAACTGATGCGAGTCCCGCTCACCACCGGCGCCTATCAGACGCGCAGCGTGATCGCCGAAGCACAGCGTTCGGTCAACCTGTATGCCGAAGCAAACCCGCAAGACGCGCCGTGCCCATTCACCTATTACCCTACGCCCGGCCTGACACTCGTCTCGACGCCGCCGGTTGCGGGTGAATCGCGCGGCATCTACACCGCGAGCAATGGCAACCGGTACGAGGTTGTTGGCCCGAACGCCTACTCGGTCAGTTCGGCGAACGTCTACACGCAAATAGGTGCGCTGACTTCATTGTCTGGACCGGTTTCCATGGTCGATAACGGCACCGATCTGTTCATCGTTGACGGCACGGTGAAGGGCTTTACGGTCAAGCTGGCGACAAATGTCATGTCGCTGGTGAGTGACCCCGCTTTTCTGGGCGCAGACAAGGTCGATTTCGTCGATGGATTCTTCCTGTTCAACCGGCCCGACACGCAGCAGTTCTATATCTCTCTGTTCGATGGAGTGACATTCGATCCGCTCGATATCGCCTCCAAATCGACCTATTCGGACAATCTCGTCACGCTCGCGGTGATGCACCGTGAAATCTGGCTATTCGGCGAGCTGACGACCGAGGTCTGGTACAACACCGGCGCCTCCGATTTCACGTTCGGCCGCATGCCGGGCGTGTTCATCGAGCATGGGTGCGCTGCGAAGCACTCGGTTGCCAAGATCGATCTTGCGCTGTTCTGGCTCGGGCAGGATCTGCAAGGGCAGAACATTGTGTTCGCCGGCCGCAATTATGTTGCGGAGCGCATTTCGACGCACGCCATCGAGGAAGCGCTGTCAGGCTATTCGCGCGTGGATGATGCAATCGGCTTTTCCTACCAGCAGGGCGGCCACGCCTTCTATGTGCTGACATTCCCGACTGCGAATGCGACGTGGTGCTTCGATGTCGTCACCGGACAATGGGCACAGCGCGGCTTTCTGGAAGCTGATGGAACGTTCAGCCGGCACCGCATGAACTGCCATTCGTTCAACGGTGGCCGGAATCTGGTTGGAGACTGGCAGACCGGTCTGGTCTATATGCTGGACCAGAACAACTATACGGACAACGGCGCCACGATTGAGTACGTGCGCGCGTTCCCGCACATCCTTGGTGCCGATGGTAACCGCGTGCTGTTCCGCCAGTTCATCGCAGATATGGAAGTCGGTAATGGCCTGCCTGACGACTCGGCACCGCCTGAAATCCGGTTGCGTTGGAGCGATGATCGCGGGCGCAGCTGGGGCAATTGGGTCGTTGGCTCGCTTGGCAAGGTCGGTGAATACCTGACCTCCATCCAGTATCAGCGACTCGGCTATGCACGTGATCGTGTGTTCGAACTGTCATGGTCGGCACCGGTAAAGACTGCATTGAATGGCGCTTGGGTTGACGTGTCGAGGGCGCGCACGTGAGCGACTCGACGAACACGAATATCCCGAATCCGGGTGTTCCGTTTCTCGATCAGACCGGCCGCATCACGCAAGTCTGGTGGGCTTTCCTTCTCGCGATCTTCCAGCGCACCGGTGGTGGTGGAACGCCTACGCCTCCGGCACAGACCGATTTCACGCCGCTGATTGATGCACAGGTGCCGTATGCACTGTTTCAGCCTGATTTTGACGGTAATGCGCTGCCCGTTGCGGTACCACAGTTCCTCACCGATTTCCCGCCTGACCCGGTCGCAATCCCGTTTACCGCGGTCGATCCGGTCGAGGACATTTTCGCCAGCGGCACGGGTTTCACACCAGGCACAACCACGACCCTGACGCTATCGAAGGTCTACACATCCAAGGCTGCTGTGCTGGTGCACTTCGATGGCACGTTCCAGGCGACCGATCAGTACAGCGTATCTGGCAACACGATCACATTTACGTCGCCGATTCCGGTTGGCGTGTCCAATGTCTACGCGCGAGGCTAAAGCATGACGACCAAATACCGCGAAATGGTAGCGGCTCAGACGCTTACTGCAAGCGCCGTTTCGTATTACACGACGCCCGGCGGCACCTCTGGCGCGATCCACGCCGGCAGCATCTGCAACCCGACCGGCGCCGTTGTGACGGTGAACATTTACAAGGTTCCGACTGGTGGCTCTGCCGGATCGCCGACGAAGATCGCCAGCAAGACCGTTAGCGCGGGCGCGACCATCTCGGTCCCGGAAATCGTGAATCACAAAACCGAGCCCGGCACGCAGCTTTTCGCCGATGGCCTCGCCTGCACGCTGAATATCAGTGGTATCGAATTCGTCCCGAGCTAACGCGTGAAACATTTTCTGAAAATCGAATCGGGCGTTGCTGTTGACCCGCTGATGGCTGCTATCGACGCTCAACCGGAGCTTTGGGACGCGCACAAGGAGCGCAAGGAGTCTGATGGCAGCCCGCATTCACGCATGTCGGATATCTGGGTTCGCTACAACGACAAGGCCCGGTACAAGGATCGCGAATCGTTCAACGCAGAGCATGTCCCGGTATGGTATCCGGCGTGGCATACGTTGCCGCAAATGCGCTCGATCGTTTTCGATCTGATGGCTAAGGTCGAAGGTGAAATGCTCGGCGGCGTCCTGATCACTTGCATTCCTCCCGGTGGCGGCATTGCTCCGCACGTCGATTGCGGATGGCATGTCGAGTATTACGACAAGTTCTATGTGTCGCTGCGCAGCGCGCCGGGCGCTGAATTCTTCTGCGATCACGGCGGCGAAACTGAAGCGCTGAACCCAAACGAAGGGGAAATCTGGCGCTTCGACAACCGCAAGAATCATTGGGTCGAGAATCGCAGCGATCAGGACAGGATCACGCTGATCGTCTGCATCCGAACGGACAAATTCAAATGATCGAGCTGCACGTCAAGCACTTTTTCTCAGGGCGCGAGTACGCCAAGCAGATGACGCTTCCGGCCGGCCATTACGCTGAGACGCACGAACACCAATACGACCACATTTCTATTCTGGCTGCCGGCGAGGTCATCGTATGCATTGACGGTGCGCAGGAAAAGCACATCGGCCCTACCGCGATGGTTATACCGGCCGGCAAAGTGCATCGCATTGACGCCATCACCGATTCGGTCTGGTTCTGCGTGCACGCGACTGATGAAACCGATCCTGAAAAGGTCGATCAAGTTTTGATTAAGGGGTAACGCCATGCCATGGGGATTTGCAGCAGCGGCCGTTGGCTCGATCGCATCCGCCGCAATAAGCGGAAGCGCATCGAAAAGTGCAGCGAATACGCAGGCGCAAGCCGCCGAAGATGCGGCGCATCTGCAAAACGATCAATGGAACCAGACGCAGGCCAATCTACAGCCATATATGGATTTTGGCAAAGGTGCCATCAATCCATTGCAGACAGCGCTCGGTTACAACTCAGACTGGTCGGTCAATTCGAGCAATCCGCTTCAGCAGAAGTTCAGCTATGGCGCGTTCAATGCGCCGACAGCGGCCGATGCCGCATCTACGCCGGGTTATCAGTTCACACAGACGCAAGGTCTGAAGGCGGTTCAGAACAGCGCTGCCGCACGTGGGCTCGGTGTGTCTGGAGCGGCCATGAAGGGCGCTGCCTCGTATGCGACGGGCTTGGCTGACTCGACCTACAACGATGTATTCAACCGCGCGCTGAATACCTATAACGCGAACTACAACACGGCACAGGGAACGTTCCAAACGAACTATAACAGTGCCGCGAACAATGCGAACCGATTAACCGGCATCGTCGGAAGCGGCCAGAACGCGGCGGCCACGAATGGCTCACTCGGCGCGCAGGCGGTCGGCAACATCGGCAATACGCTCACGAGCAGTGCGAACGCGCAAGCAGCGGGCACGATCGGAAGCGCTAATGCGCTCACGGCCGGCTTGAATGGCGCCGGTAACTCAGCATTGACGTATAGCCTGATGACAAATAACGCCGGTGGCGCATCAAATCCCTCTGCACCTGTCGCGAGCGGCACGACTTCTGGAAATAACCAGTACGGCTTCACGGTCTAGAGGAAAAAATGCCCATCGATCCGACCATCGCTCTAAACGCCAACCGGCCTGCGCCTATCAACCCATTGCAGCAGGCACTGTCGGTTGCGCAGTTTCGCGCGCTCAATGCAAGTGGCCTTGCACAGCAACAGCAACTCGACGCCAATCGCGCCACGTCTTCCGCTTATCAGCAGGCTACCGATCCGACGACCGGCCAGGTTGACAACAACAAACTCGTCGGCATCCTGAGCCAGGACCCCGCCGCTGCGTACAACCTGCCCCAGGTTATCCAGGGCATCAACACGCAGAAGCAGCAGCAACAGACGCTGAATACCGGCAACTTTGACCTTGCCGTGAAGCAGAATGGATTCCTGAATCAACGGCTTGGATCTATTGATCCGTCAGACCCGAACTTTCAGGCGCATGTGATGCAGACCGCGACTGAGTTCGTGCACAACTATGGCGGTGATGCACAGAAGGTTATGGGGCAACTGACCGACCTTCCGCCGATCGGCTCAACGCCGCAACAGAATTCGATGTGGCTGCAACGGCATTTGTCGGCCATAGGTGCCGTGGGCGATCAGTTGAAAGCGCTTCAGCCTCAGTTCGCGCCAGTCAACACTGGCCCGGCGACGGTTGCGGTCAATCAGAATCCTCTCGCTCTTGGCGGCGTTGGCACGGTCGGCTACACGGTTCAGAACGGCCTGTCGCCGTCCGATGCTGCGACGCCGGTCACGGTCAATGAGAACGGCCAGCCAACGATGATCACGAAGGGGCAGTTTGCTGGGGCGCAAGGTGGCGCACCGGCGCCTACTGGTCAAGGTGGTGCTCCCGGCGCTCCCGGCGCCGCTCCGTCCCAGCTTCCTGGCCAGCTTCCCGGACAGCTTCCCGGCGGCGGATTCTCCGCAGCGCCCCCGGTTGGTGCGCAAGGCGTAGCCGACGCGGCAGGCACGCGGTATAGCACGCTCCAGGCTGCGGCGAATCAGGCCAAGCCGATGATGCAGACCTATGACCTCGCGACGCAGGCGGCTAAGGCAGCATTGCCGGGCAAGGGTGGCGCGTCTGCGCTCAATGTGCCGGCGCTGCTGAACACGTTTGGCATTCAGGCGGGTTCCGATACCGTCAAAAACAATCAGTTGCTCGTCAATTACCTCAACGGTGCGGCAGATCAGGCGGCGTCCGCGCTCGGCCTCTCGGGCAGCGATTCGCGCCTTGCCGCGGCGAAGGCCGGCCAGCCCGATCCGCACAACATGAACGCGCCCGCGCTTCTGTCGTCCATCCAGCACGTGAAAGGTTTGCAGCAGGCCGTGCTTGACCGCTCGAATGCGACGACGAACTTCCTCTCGCAGAACGGCAACAACACAAGCCAGCTTCCGCAGTTCGAAACGAAGTGGAATCAGGCGTTCAATCCTGACGTGTCCTATGTCCGCTCGCTCGGCGATCCGGCTGATCAGCAGGCCGCGATGCAGCAGATGAAGGCTGACGGCAAGTTGCAGCAGTGGACGAAGGACTATCAGGCCATGAAGGCACTCGGGGCATTCTGATGCCGAACGTTCAGGGGTTCATCCAGCAATACGCGCCGGTCGCGGCCAGCGTCGGCCAGCAGATCGGCGTCGCGCCTGATGTCCTGCTCGGACAATGGGGGCTTGAGACCGGCTGGGGCAAGTCGGTCGTTCCCGGTACGAACAACCTCGGCAACATCAAGGGGCCGGGCGTCGCCGCGACGGATAATCAGACCGGTTCGAATGACCAGTACCGCGCCTATTCGAGCCCGCAGGCCTTCGGCAATGACTTCGCGAACCTCATCAGCAACCGGTATCAGGGCGCCGTTGGCGCGGGCTCTGATGCATCCGCATATGGCAACGCACTCGCCAAGGGCGGATATGCGACGGATTCAGGCTACGCGAACAAGCTGGCCGGCGCGGTCGGAATGGTGAGGAAATTCGGGGACTCGATTGCATCGGCGATCTCCGGCAGCGCGAACGCCGCTGAACTCAGCCCGCAACAGATGAATGGTGCGCCCGTCATCTCGGCTACTGGACAACAGATCATGCCGCAAGCAACGAAACAGCCGGCCGCCGCGCCGAAGTCTGCCGCGCCGGCATCGACGGGCGATCCCTTGCTCGATATGGCGAACGCGGTCCAATCAGGCTCGCCAGCGGCTTCGTCCGCGCCCGCCGCTACCACGGCATCGGCACAGCCCGCGCAGGCCGCTGATGACCCTCTGTTGGCGATGGCAAATAGCGTACTGTCGGCAAAGGATGCGCCGAAGCCTGCCGCGCCAGCAACGAAGCCCGCGCAGACTGGCCCGGCTCCGGTGACGGTTGGCAATGCCATCGGCGCGACGCTTGAACCTATTGCTACGCTCGCCACCGGCGCCGTTGCTACGCCGCTCAGCACCCTTGCGCGTCTCGGCGCTGCTGCATTGCCCGGTGTCTCGTTCGACCGCGCCAAGCAGATCGGAGAATCGGTCCAGAACGCGCTCACCTACCAGCCGCAGACGGCCGGCGGCCAGCAGGCGAATGCCGATATCGGGCGCGTCGCTGGCAACGCGCTCGGCGTCATCACCAATAGCGCGCCGGTCAAGGCGCTGACGAACGCCTATCAGCAGAACTTCGTGCAGAACCAGGGCCCGCTGATGGGCACGATCAACGATCTGGTTCCGAGCGCCACCGCACAGATCGTCGCGCCGGAACTCGCCGGCCGCGTCAATGGTCTGGTCAAGTCGATCGGCCGCGCTGACGTTCCCGCGCCGACGCCAGGCAGCATCGAACTCGCCAATCGTGGGGTTGGTCAGGTTCCGCAAGGTCTGCCGCAGTCGCCAGTCGCGCAATTGCCGGTGTCGGCGGCGGCGAATGACCTGTCGGCCATCATGAAAGTTGATCAGCCGACAACCACCCCGTACCACGTCGAGGACATCGCGCGCTCGGCCGTGGCAAAGAATGACGTCGTTGGCACCAACCGGCCCGCAGTCAATGACGCGAGCGGTGGCCGCCCCGATCTCCCGCAGGCGCCGACGCCGCAAACTGTTACCGCAGGCGCCGCAGCGAATGACTCGGGCAAGGCCGCGCCAGCTGCACCGGCTCCTGCTCCCGCCGAAGTGCCGAAGTTCGACGACTCCGCGCCGTCTACGGTCAAGACCTCGCTTGCCCCCGATCAGCAGCAGAAGAATCTGGACCTGATGCGCGAAGTCGGCCTCACCGAGACGCGTCCGAGCGCAATTTCAGGTGACAAGTTCACGGCCGGCAATGAGTACCAGCTCTCGAAGTCGGACACGCCGCAGGGTGAAGTTCTGCGCGCGCAGTTTGCGAAGGAAAACACGGCGCTTCAGGGCTACTCGCAGCAGATCGCGCAGGATACCGGCGCACGCGCGGCGTCGCCCGAGGAAGCCGGGCAGATCATCCGCCAGCCGCTGCAAGGTCTGAATGACTATTACGACAACGCGGTGAAGGGCATCTACCAGGCGGCCGACGAGCGCGCGGCCGGGATCGCTGGCATCGACGCGGATTCGTTCAAGTCGATGATGGACACGAAGTCGAACTTCGCCGGCAAGTCTGAAAACGGAGCACTCGGCCGCGGCATCAATGCCTACCTGAAAGAGCAGGGCATCCGCAACGCCGATGGCACATTCAACCCGATGACCGCACAGCAGGCGGAAGGCGTGCGCCAGTACATCAATGGCCAATGGTCGCCGCAGAACTCAGGTCTGATCGGCAAGATCAAGGAAACGCTCGATACCGATGTCGCGAAGTCGGCCGGCGATGACGTCTATGCGCAGGCCCGCGCGCTGCACGCCGAGCGAAAGAACGTTCTGGACAATCCCAAGGGTATTTCCTCCCTGCTCAATGAGGAAGGCCCGAACGGCATCAACCAGATGGTCCCGGATGAGAAGGTGGGCCAGAAACTTACTTCGATGCCGGTCGGACAGCTTCGTCACATTGTCGAGACATTGAATGGTGTTCCGGATGCGCTTCAGCCGGCGGCGCAGCAGGCGCTTTCCGAAATGAAGGGTGTCTTTGCTGACGCGGTGAACAAGGCCGGCCAGGGTGCCGAATGGAACGCCGCACGGGTGACGAAGCAACTGAACGATCAGCGCTCGCGCATGGGTCTGCTGTTCGACGACGCCGAAATGAGCCGGTTCCGCACGCTCAATGATGCCGGCCACGTGTTGCAGAAGCCGACCGCCTACCCTGGCGCCGCGGTGCAGGGGCATAACCTGCTTCAGAAGGCTGTCATCTGGGCGCCGACTGCCGCGACGACCGCCGCAGCATCTGCCATGTTCGGCCCGCTCGGTGCAGCCGTGGCCGGCCCGGCTGGTGCAGCACTCACACGCAAGGCTACGCAGTTTGTCAACCAGCGCTCAGCAAACAAGCTACTTGATTCGTTTTCTAATCCAAAGGTCGATTGGGAGAAGTAACGGGAAAAAAAGGTAGACAAGCCAGTGATAAGGCTTTGGCACCTGATAGCCATTTGCAGTTTTCAGCTTTTGTTCATCAATCACAAAGGCGGTGCCGCGCTTCTTTCCAAATATGGCGATGACTTCGCCATGGATGTCTAGCACTTCGAACATGTAGTTCCCCAAGCCCTCCCTGTGAGGGCTTTGTCATTATAGGCCGCCCACAGAGGTGGCCTTTTTGTTTTGAGGCCCACATGCAGCTAATTCCAAACGGGAAAGCACAGTTCATCGATTCAGCCGGGCAGCCGCTTGCCTCTGGAACAGTTGGGTTCTATTTTCCTGGCACGCTGAACCCGAAGCCGACCTATCAGGACATGGCAGGTACGATCGCCAATCCTAATCCAGTCCCGCTCGATAGCCGCGGGCAGGCGCTCATATGGGGCGCGGGAATCTATCGCCAGATCGTGAAAGATGCATCGGGCGTGACCATCTGGGATCAGATCACAGAGGATTCCAGCGGTGGCCTGATCGGCAACATGACGGACGATCTGTTCGTCGCGGGCGATGGTACGGGGAAAACCTTCATCCCCGGAACAACGACCCAACTAACGCTCGACGCCGGACCCGGTTCGATCGCCAACACGTCGATTTTCTTCGATGGGACCTATCAGGCTGACAACCAGATTGCATCGATTAATGGCGTAACTCTGACTTTCAATTCGCCTATTCCTGTAGGCGTGCAGACCGTCACCGTCAAGATCGGTAATACCATTTCCATCGGCGTCCCCGCAGATGGGAGCGTCACGGCCTCGAAAATTGCTCCTGGAGCGGTCGGCGATGTGAATCTGGCTCCCGGTTCGCGCGTGGCTGCTATCTCAAAGTTATTCGTAACGCCGGAAATGTTCGGCGCGGTGGGCGACTGGAATGGCACAACCGGCACGGACAACACCACAGCATTTGCAGCACTGAACGCATATTTAGCCCTTAACGGCGGTGGCCGCGTACGGATGGCGAATAGCTATTATCTTCCGGCAGGATGGGTGCTGCCGTGCGGGAACATTGAAATAGACGGCTCAGGATCTGGGCTTATATCTTCGCTCGGGGTAACGAATCCGGGGCTATCAGCGACGGGGTTCTCAAACATAACCGTACGCGGACTACAGAGTTCGATTCCGCTTACGAACCTTCGTTCCGGCTTCCAGATCAACCTGCTTTTTACCAACTGTGATTACCTCACGATAGATAAGTGCCGCACGCTCGGCGGTGTGGCTGGTATCTGGACTTTTACATGCAATAACGTCAGTGTGACGGGCTGTTATGTCGACACCCCTAAAGCCGATGGGATTCATTTCGGGCAGGGGTCAACTTTTTGCAAGGCTATCGGAAACACCGTTCGTAATGCGGCCGACGATTCCATTGCTACCACCAGCAACGAGACGGGCTTTTCTTTCCCGCGGTCGAGATCCATTGTTATCGCAAATAACGTTGTTGACGGAAGTATCGCGGGCGCGGGCGTAAATATCTACAGCTCGGACGACGTCATCGTTTCCGGGAACATCCTCAGAAACATAGGCTATTCGGGTATCTCGGTATCCTTTTTTGAGGATGCAATTTGCAATAACGTGACGATCGTTGGAAACATGGTCGACGGCTGCGGTCAGGCTGAAGTGCAGCCTAATCACTATTGGTTTAACTCGCCGTTGCCTGATCCACCCGTTACTGCGCCGAGTTTCCAATCTGGAATTTTTGCGGAAGGAAACGGCATTTCCATCAAAAACAACACGGTAACCAATGCGGTGAGCCTTCCGAACGGGAACCCGAGAACGGGCACGTATCTCAATGGCGGCTCACTGATATCAGTTACCGGCAACACGTTCACTGTGATCAACGGTGTGGGTATCGATACGGGGGGCGCCTCCATAGCCGAACTCACGATATCAGGAAACACGCTCGATCAGGTGCTGGACATCGGCATATGGGCGCACGCACCCGTGACCATCTCCCAATCGATCACTAACAACACCGGAGGTTTTGGTGCTGTCGGTGCGTCTCCGGATCTGGTTGTTCTTCAAAACGCCGGCGCAACCCGAACAGTCATCACCGGAAATTCAAGCTCCGGCGGTCGCGGTATCTCTACAGACGGAACTTCTACAAATTTCTTGGCTTCAGGGAACTTCTCATAATGAAAAACGTACGCTTATTTGCCTGTTTCGCACTGCTATTTTCGTCCCTCACGCAGGCTGCGACTCTCAATCCAGTGCAATTACTCAATCCGGTCGGATCGACGAGCGGACAAGCGATCGTCTCGACTGGCGCAAGCACGGCTCCTGCATGGGGCAACGTCACAGCAACAGCGCTCGCAGCACAGGCAGCCAATACGGTGGTGGCGAACGTCACAGGCTCGGCAGCAAGCCCCACAGCGTTTGTAATGCCGAGTTGCAGCGCGAACGGCAACAACCTTCAATGGACAAGCGGCACGGGGTTCACCTGTGCGACCGGCTATGCGCAACTGACGTCTCCATCATTTACCGGGGCGGTGAGCATCACAAGCACGTCCGGTACCTCGCTACAGATCAATGCGACTGCAAACGCCAGTGGGGCGGTGATCGAATTATCTGGCCAGGGCGCGACTACGCCAAACAAATTCCTGCGTGCTTTCAACGGCAATTTTCAGATCGTCAACAGCGCAAACTCGGCCTCTATCGCATCGATGGATGACTTGGGAAATCTGACGATCAACGGCGGCCTCACGACCTCCCAGACTGCCGGAATTGTCGGTACGACGACGAACAACAATGCAAATACCGGAAGCGTTGGCGAGTATGTAACCAATACCGCTACGGGCGTTTCGCTGACAAATGTCACGACTGCAAACATAACGAGTATCAGCCTGACGGCTGGTGATTGGGATGTTTCCGGAGTAGTGAGAGTCAATCCGGCAGGGACAACCACAATGAATTTCCAACTGCAAGGGATCTCCATTACGTCCGGCGCGGCTGGCGCATTAGGAACTTTTACGCAGTCCTCTGGACCATTCACTACAGGGCAGAATGACTACAACAGCACGCCCGTTACGCGGATCAGCGTTGCATCAACAACGACGGTGTTTCTGGTTGCGCAGATAGGATTTGGCGTCAGCACCTGTACGGCAGACGGAATCATTCGAGCGCGTCGGGTGCGCTAAAAAATAGAAACTATAAACCACAAAATGACGGGGTATCGAATGAAAGATATCGCAGCGGGCGCCGCAAAGGCGGTTCCCCCCATCGGGGCTAACTGGTGGCTATGGTTCGTGGCCCACGACATCAATTGGTGGGTGGCTCTCGCGACCATCTGCTACATCGGCTTGCAGGCCTTTTATCTGATCCGAAACAACGGGCGTAGAGGTGGCGAATGAGCAGCTTTGACGATGCATTCTCGGCGCTGATCGGCAATGAGGGCGGCTATTCGAACAATCCGTCCGATCCCGGCGGCGAAACGATGTGGGGTATCACAGCGCGCGTCGCACATGGCTGGGGCTATACCGGCGACATGAAGGATTTGCCGCTCGATACGGCGAAGGCTATCGCGAAGAAGTTCTACTGGGATCCCTTCCAATGCGACCAGTTCGACCCGCGCATTGGCTTTCAGGTGTTCGATGCTGCATACAACGGCGGAAAGCCGGCGCAATGGCTTCAACAGGCGGCCGGCGTCACGGCTGACGGCGTGATCGGCGCCATTACGGCCGCCGCGGTGCGCGCGGCTGATCCGCTGAAAATCGTGATCCTCTTTAATGCCTCGCGTATCGCCTATTACACCAGCCTCGGAACGTGGGAATCGTTCGGAAAAGGCTGGTCAAACAGAATCGCTAGCAACTTGCGGAGGGCTGCATCATGAGCGCATGGACATCAGCATTGAACGTCGTCAAGACGCTCGCGCCAACGATCGCAACGGCTTTAGGCGGCCCGCTCGCTGGCGGCGCTGTGATGGCGCTGGAAAGCGTGTTCGGTATCACACCGAAGCCAGATGCGTCGACGGACGATCGTCAGGGGGCAATCGCCGCGGCGATCAGCGGTGCGACTCCCGAACAACTAGCTGCGATGCGCGCGAAAGATCAGGACTATGCACTCGCAATGGCTCAAGCCGGGTTCAAGGATACGGAGACGCTCGCAAGTCTCGCCGTGCAGGACCGCGCCAGCGCGCGAGCGATGCAGATCAGCACCAGGAGCGTGACGGCTCCATTTCTCGCGATGTTCGTCACGTTCGGATTCTTTGGCGTGCTGGCCGTGATGATGTTCTATCCCCTGCCGTCCGCAACGCATGATGCGCTGATGCTCATGCTGGGTGCGCTCGGTACCGCATGGATCAGCGTTATCGCGTACTACTTCGGCAGCTCGCAATCTAGCGACCGTAAAACCGAGCTGCTTGCTCAATCGACACCGGGGACGCCGCAATGAGCCTCATCAAAAACTACCTGCTGAACATCCTGAAGTGGCTCGACATCGGCGTGAACGTCATTTTCCTGTTCGGCGCGAGCAACGAAACGATCAGCGAGCGTTCTGCCAAGGCCCGCAACGCCGGTCGCAAGTGGGGTTGCGTGCTGTGTGGTCTGCTTGACAAGGTTAATCCGGGCCATTGCGACAACGCGCTCACGTCAACCATCGGCGGAGACGCCATCATTCCTGACGGTAAATAGGCGAATCCGTCAAACCAGCCCGCGCGTCGGCAACTCAGGTCGGCGAGATGCCACGTGCCTGATCCACGTGCGAGCAGGCCTCTCGACAAGCGCCCAAAGCAGCAGCGAAATAACGATAGCCGAACCCCAATAGAACAGAGCCACCACATGATCCGGTCGGTGCCCGAACATAGCCCGATGTGAGACGAATACGTTATAGAGCAATTGGTGGGATAGATAGAGCGCAAAGCTCGCCTCGCCGAGCACAGTCAGCGGCCGGATAGAAAGTGCGCGTGAGATCCAGCCGCGCCCGAAGGCTGCGATAAAGACCGCCAGCGCGAAGGCCGGGGCCGCCGCTGCATGACCTACGAACATAGCCCACGAACTCTGCGCACTGTTACCCCCGGTGGCCGACAGCAGCAGTGACCGGTCAACTGCAGTGATGACAGGGATACTCGCTATTGCGCATAGCTCAAGCGCGGTCCATTTCCATACGCCACCGGACAGGTTACGCAGGCGTTCAAACGCAGTCGCGGCCAGCATCCCGAGCACGAATTCGACGATTCGAACTAGAGGGGATATGTAGCCCCAGCCAAGCGAGGAATTCGCTGCCGGGTTATAGAAATCGAACGGAGCCACACCGCGCGCTGTCGTCACCGTCAGGACAAGGAAAGCGATCAGCAGGACCGATAGAGATTTCCAGTGCCATGTCTGCGACCAGCGATGCCTCAGGGCCGGGAACACGAGATAGAAAAACGCTTCCGTCGAGATGCTCCACGACACGGCGTTGAAGGCGAAGAAATATTCCGCGCGGGGTATCCACGCGTGCACCATGAAGATGTTAGCTGCCAGCATCCCGGCATGATGGCCCTCAGTGCCGTTCCAGTACCACTTGTCGGCCAGCAGGAAGAATACGCAAAGCGTGAACAGATGAAGGGGCCAGACGCGTGCGATGCGCGCTACATAGAAATCGCGTAAGCCCGCGATGCTGTCGAAATCACGGTATCTCTGGCACAGGATGAACCCCGACAGGACAAAGAAGAAGCTGACGCCGAAGTCGTAAGTGAAGACCGGAATCCAATCCATCGACCGGAAAGCGGGGCGGCAATGCTCAATGACTATCGCGGTAGCCGCAAGAAATCGTAAGGATGTGAGATTGTCGAGTTTCTTCATATAGTTTCTCGGTAGGACGGCGCGGATTCTACACTGCGCGCACAGCGCTACCAGACATATTCCTCTTTGTCCCTGTCGAGCTTCCCATTGCTCCACGCCTCATAGTATTGCGTCCCCTTTGGATGCGGATTACGCGCATAAGACTCAGCGGTGTATCCAGCCTCGTAGGCATCCCGCAAAGGGCCGGGATCCGGAATCGGTGGGAAGGCAAGAAATTTCTTAAAAGACCGGATAAGGTTAAGCATGTTTTCGTCTATTTATTGAACATCGGCACGATACACCGATTTCTTGAGGGCTGTTCAAAACCCTGCGTAAGTGCTTGATTTGTTTACGACGCAACAGGACGTTTTTGCAGTCTAAAAAGCACCGAAAAATCATCCTGTAAACCATGCTGGTATTGGGTTTGAGACGTTCCGTCGCGCTTTACCACTTCAACAGGGGACATCGCCCGCAAAGCCACGCCTAGCATAGGGTGTTCAACAACTGTTCAAAATTCGTTCAAAACTACCCAGCGTTTATCCGCACTTTTATCGGCTCAAGACCGCGCGAATTGGCGTACAGATCGGCGATCGCGTCGGTCATGTGGCCGAGCAAAGCCTTCGTGTCGACGTTGCCCTGTTCCATGTAAAGCCGTTTCGTCAGGCTTCGCATTTCGTGGAAGGTCGGTGCGTCGTCTTCAGTGATCCCGGCCAGATCGCGCGCTTCCTTGAACTTCGCAGTGATCGTCTTCAGCTTGATCGCCGAGCCTTTCGGTGCGTTGACGTTGGGCCGGATGTGGTGGATCAGGTATTTGCTGATGATTCCGGTAGAGCGGCACTTGGCTATCACATCGGCGAGCGTCATACCGAGCTTATCTAGGCGCAGTTCAAGCGGGATCGCGATGCGCACGCCCGTCTTGCCACGCGTCAGCACTGCATGACCGTCCTGCTGGAACCCATGCTCCCAGCGCGCGACAGTCGACCGGTCCTGCCCGGAAACAAGCGCCAGCAGCATGGCGTTCTGCAACCACAACGCGGCCTCTGGCGCTTTCTCATAGATGCGCTGGAATTCGTCGAACGTCAGCCGGCGGCGTTTCACAGTCACTGTCGCGCGCTCGGTGTCCGTCGCCGGATTCTCTTTCATCCAGCCAAGCGCTTTACCGCGGCGGCACAGCACCTTCATGCGGCTGCGCACGTGCACCGACCATTGCATCTTGCCGCGCGCCTCGATCTTTTCCAGCATGTCGGCAATGTGCTTGGTCGTCAGCTCGGCACACTTCACAGTGCCGATTTCTTCGCGGATAGCGTTGTCCACGTATTTGCGATGCCGGATCGTCTCTGGTTTGGCTTTGCCGGCCGGCATCCTGAGCAACAGATCGGCAACCGTTTCCTTGGGAGTGTTCAGCCGTTCCGCGAGGGTCGTCGTCGGCTTCAGCTTGGCGATAGCGAAATTTGCCTGTTGAGCCTCGTGAATAGCCTGGGCAAGTGGCATGCGCCCAAGCGTATGAATCTCCTTCGTGATCGGGTCGCGCCAGACATAATATTCCGGGCGCGGCTCATGAAGGTTTTCAGGCCAGTTTGCGCGGCGGCGGATTCTAGGGCGTGCGGCCATGTTTTTCTAATACCCGTTGGGCGAGGGAGGGGCGGGCGACGCCATCCTGAAAGACGGCATTCTGCTCGACATAGTACGACCGACCGACCTTGACCGGCGCGGGATAGATTTTGCCAGCGTTGATCCACAGGCGAGCCGTGCGAATTGCTGGCGGCGGATCGAACTCGCGTTTGAGCCATTCGTCGAGACGGACCTTCATCTCACACCCCCTTCGCCTGTTTAGCCAGCGCGGCGGATGGGAAATCGGGGTGCCGCGTCCAGTGCGTGTGATAACCGGGCCAGTCGCTGTCGTTCGGTGTGCCGATCCATGCCGGCTCACCAAGCCATTCCCCATCCTCCCAAGTCCACCAGACCACGTTGCCGTAATCTTCGTGATACTCGTCCATCGTCAGCGCCCGCTCCGTCTGTGCTGGCTGGGCGGCTGCAATATGGAGTTTGTATTTTCCCTCAGGCAGATTTGCTGCTTTCGACCATGCGATCAGCTTCACGTCCTTCTTGCGCACAATCATCTCTGCCACCGCCTCCGATTGCGCAGTCTGTGCTGGCTGCGGGGAGGCGTAGAGAGGATGCACTTCGTGGCCCACGGCGCGCCACTGGTCGCGCTCATGCTCGTATCCCGTCGCGCGATACACTTCACCGTTGTCGTCGGCGATGAACCACGCCACCGGCTCCCCCGATTGCGCTGGCGCGGCAGGGGATATGTCAGGATTGCCTTTCCAGCCGTGCGGCTTAACGTCTTCTTCTTCTGACTTCATACCCTGCTCCTGTTCTGCCAAGCGGCGCAGATGGGCGTCGAGTCCAGCTTGCTTCAGTTCGTCTGTCATATCCAATCCTTCGGGCTGGGTGGCGGTCATGGGGTCGGCTCCTTCTCAGGCTTGATCGTCACGCGATACCGACCCTCGTCCAGATTCACGATGATCTCGAAATCGTTCTTGGCGATCAGATGCGATATGGCGCCGTTGATGCATTGCGCAGTAACGTCCTGCTTGCTGGTCGCGACGCCATTTTTCGATCTGCCGACATAGATTCGATGGGTCAGCGGGGACATCCACATTTCGAGTGGTGCGGTCATGACTGGTCACCGGTAGATGGAGCGGGAGCCATGCTGCGCATTTCGGCGGATGCGGCTTCGCGCCAGTGCGCTGGGTTGCGCAAGTAGTGGCGAAGCATCCAATCGAGTGTGGCGGCCTGCTCGGCTTCAGCCTTGTTCGGGATATCGCGGCCCGATCTGCGCAGCGCCTGTGCATACGTGATGCACTGGAAGCAGATCAGGCCAAGAATCCATTGCAGGTCTTCGGTGAACTCGGCGGGGTAGACCATTTGCGGCACCGACTCTTCCTGCACTTGGGCGGGGGCGCGGCGGTTCCAGATGGAAACTACTTCATCGGCGGTTTCCTTGATCGGCGATGTGACGCCGCACTCGCAGTCCACGAACGCAGACTTGAGCGGCGAGAATCCGACGATCAACCTTGGCTTTGCGCCGCACATCGGGCACGGCTTCAGCGGTACTGCATCTTTAGTGGTATCGCTCATGATGTTGTCCTATTCGATTGCTTCGCGCGCTGCGCGGATGGGGTTAGGCGCCCTTGACGCACAGAACCTGCTTCAGCACATGCACGACTTCGACCAAATCTCGCTGGTTTTCCATCACCTGGTCGATGTTCTTGTAGCTTCCAGGGATCTCGTCAAGCACAGCATCATCCTTCCGGCACTCGACGCCCGCCGTCTGCTGCTCCAAATCGGCAACGGTAAATGTGCGTCGGGCCTGCGCGCGGCTCATCTTGCGTCCTGCCCCATGCGAACATGAGCAATAGGACTCAAGATTGCCCTTGCCGCGGACGATGTAGCTCCGCTGCCCCATCGAGCCGGGGATGATGCCCAGATCACCCTCCCGCGCCCGAATGGCACCCTTACGCGTCACCCAGAGATTTCGCCCAAAGTGGTTCTCGCGCTCGACATAGTTATGGTGGCAGTTCACCGCCTCATGCGTGATCGTGAACTCGACTGGAATGTGTCGCCGCAACGCCGCCATGACCGCACTCATCATCACGCGGCGATTTTCAAGCGCGTAGTCCTGTGCCCAGTTGACCGCTTCGACGTAATCGTTGAAGTCGTCCGTGTCTTCCGGGAAGTAGGCCAAATCGCCGTCAGGCAGGCTGATGAAATATTGCTCCATCCGTTTCTTGGCTTTCTCGATGAAGTATCGTCCGATCAGGTTGCCAACGCCGCGCGAGCCTGAGTGAAGCATGATCCAAACATCCTGCGCCTCGTCGATGCAAAGCTCGATAAAGTGATTCCCCGACCCCAAGGATCCAAGTTGTCGAGCCATATTCTTGTTGGCTATGCCCGGCGTCTTTGCCATCAATACCAAATACCGGCCCTCCAGTTCGACAGGAACGCCAGGCGATCGCGTATCCTGATGGGCACCTCCAGTGCCGAGCGGGACATCACGTTCAATCTGATGCCGGACAGCCAGCAGTGAATCAGGCAAGTCTGATGCTTTGAGCGACAGTCGAACGGCGTTCATCCCGCATCCAATGTCCACGCCTACGGCGGCCGGCACGATTGCTTTGTCCGTGGCGATTACTGTTCCGACCGTGGCGCCGATGCCCGCGTGCACATCCGGCATGCAGGCTACGCCATTGCTGGCGATGAACGGCAGGCGCGCGATGTTCTTCAGTTGTTGGAGCGCCGAATCCTCGACGTCATCCGTCCAGATCTTGATCGGGCGCGCGCCTTCTTCCTGGATTACCTTTTTCATTTTGTCTGTCTCAAAAAGAAGCCCCTGTACGAGCGGGCCTAAACACACAACCGCGCGGAGATCACCACGCGGTTTTCGGGGGTTCAAACTTCCAGAAACTCGACGCCCAGTTCATTGATGGCGTGGAATTCGATCTGAGTGGTGTAGCTCTGGAACTGTGTCTTGTTCATCTGCGACGTGCTCATGGCTACGAGACCTCTTGGGCCCTCCTGCTTGGCCGCAAACATGTCCTTGTAGAACTCATGCCACACGTCTCGCGAGAACCGCTTGCCTTCGATTTCCGCCTGCTCGGCGATGTCGTCGAGCATCGCCCAATAGCGGGCGTTGGCCTGCGTCGATCGCTTGGCGACATAAGCATCTACGCTGACCACCAGCGGCTGACCGATACGCGCCTGTTCTGCTGCGTTATCGCGGATGAATTTCCAGGCTGCCGCTGCGGCTTCGCGATTTCTTAGCGTGAAAATTGGCATCACTTGATCTCCAGCCGTTTGCCGCGCTCCAATTTGCAGCCCGGAACATCGTGGCCGTCTTTCAGCGCCTGCGCGATCAGCTTCTTGTCTGGCTTGGCCGGAGGTGGGGGCGGCGGTGCCGGGTCGGTCATGTATGCAGCCGGGATCAGTTGCTCGTGCTCAACGATCACCTTCGGCGGGTTTTCCTTGACGGCCAGCTTGAAGTACGGGCACTCGATCTTCTGGACGCCAGCCATCTGCATGTTCATCAGCAGGTATTCGCGCACACGCTCGGCGCGCTTCTCCAGCGCCTGGGCACGTGCGTTCATATGCGCGACGGCGACGCCGATCTGTTCCGCGGCGGCTTCGAGATTCTTGATGACGAAGGCCACGTTCTGCGCCTTCACCGTCAGATCGCCGCTGATCGATTCCAGCGTGTCGGCAACCGTCTGCTCGTCCATGTCCAACTCTGCCAGCGTATCGGCGGCAGAACGGTATTCGGTGGAGATCTGGTACAGAGTCAGGTCGCTCATACTGTGGCCTCTTCAAGGGTTTTCTTCCGGGCGTTCTTCGCCGCGGTCAGCGCATCATAAGAGAGCTTGTCATTGCGCTGGCGCGCGAGAATCGCTGCGTTTCCAAAGATGTTCTTCAGGTCTTCGAGAGTGGCTGCGGCTTCGATCGATGCAGTCCAGTCGGCCAGTTCGCTGGCGCTGATTCCATCGGTTACGCCGGATTCGACGGGAGGCACCTGCTTGGGTTTGGGCGCCTCGCCACGCTCCAACCAGTTCAGAAGCATGCTGCCAGTGCCTTCCGTAATCGGTGCCGGGTCCATATCGGTGAACAATCCGGTGCGGTCTTTCGTGGCTGCCGCGAAATGCCCGTCGTGGATAATGTCGAGCACGACAGTCATTTCATATTCAAAGCCATCGCGCTGCTCTGCCTTCATACCGAGCTTGACGACCTTTTTTCGGCCGTTCTCTTCAGTTTGCGCCGTCTCGGTTTTGCTCCGAAGCGTCACGATGATGTGCATGGGACTCCGCAATATCGCGTCTAGTAATGCCCGGTGGCGCGGCGTGATATCGTTCCACGCGCTCCAGATATTGCCCTTGTATTTCGCCCGCGCCACCTGGTCGACGAGCTCAAGGCAGCCGCCTACGCCGCTCCATTCGTGCGTGATGCTGTCGATGATCAGAACGTTGTAACTCGCATCCTCGGCGGCTTTGATCGCTTCGACATAACGTTCTGGAGTGAAAGGCGCGTCCAGATTCAGCCTGTCGAACTCGATAAGGTGGTCGTACAGGGATGCGCTATCGCGCTCTGTGTCGATGACGGAAACCTTGCCGCCGAGGCCGCGTGCGAGAAGCAGCGCAGACCATGTTTTTCCTGACCCGCTAGGACCGGTCAGAGCAAGCCGTAGCCGAGCTTTCTGACGAGTAGCCTTGGTGAATTGCATGTCGATCTCCGGTTAAATATGCGTCCATGCCACGCCGCGTTTAATACGGCATGCCATGACCTTGCTGATACCGTGCTTGCGCGCTAGATCAGCGCCGCTTAACGGACTACTACGAATCTGTCTAACTACGTCGTCACTCAACTTGGCACGCCCGTTATTCATGCCACGAAGATCGCCTCCGCGATTCGATAGCGTTCTATCGCTGGCGTTGTCCGCCGGCGTGCCGGCGCGTAAGTGCGCGGGATTGATGCATGCCGGGTTATTGCAGTTGTGACGAACAACCGGCGCTTCGATGGATGGCCAGTAAAGAGCGAACATCAGCCGGTGGGCACGGACATTTTTCCCAGCAACCTTTAGGATTCCGTAGCCGTCGCCGTCCTGTCCGCGCTTCACGGGCCAGCAAACTGTGTGCGATCCCGTCTCGGCCATGTTGATTAGCCGATCAAAAATCACAGGGTTTTGATTCCTTGCCTGGATTCTCTTTCCGAGAGCGCTCGCCTTGCGAATTTCCATTTCTCTCTCCGTAGGTCTCTACCCATTCCAAATATTCTTGAAGCTCCTGCTGCTGTCTCCAGTCGTCGTCTTCGTTCATTGCGCCGCCGCCAGATTCGCCCCGATTACCGTTATGAACGCCAGCACGAAAAACATCAGCGCGGTACGCATCGGAAAGTTGATCAGCGCCAGGTCGATCCGGTCGGCCAGCGCCGGCTTGATGTGCTTCACGTCCTGCATCCAGTATTTGTTCATCTCACCCTCCGCAAATAACGTTGACCGCTCGATCCCAGAAAAGCGCCGTCATCACCAGCGCCGTAAAGCACGACCCGAACAGCGCACTCCAGATCACCAGCAGCCCATCCGCGCCGAAGAAGTCAGGATGCGCGATAGGCTCACGGTCGATTCCGGCGAACGCGCGGTGCAGGCGGCCGGCGAAGCGGGCTAGGAAGAATTTCACGTGGCACCTCGGGCGCGGAGATAAGCGATCGTGGTTTCGGTGAACTCGCTGTTCGCTCCATACCCGAAGTATTCGCATGCGGCGACGACTCCGATCGCTCGGATGGCGTTCTCGAATTCATCGCATGGCACGTTCACTTTCACCGGTGGCAATGCACCGGGCCCACCATCTTTAATCTCGCTCACATCAACCTCCCATCACCAGATAAGCGCAGCCGTCGATAAACAGGACGAGGGCGGCGAGGATGAAGATTCCCTTCACGATTCACCTCGGGCTTTAGCCAGAGCTGCACGGGCCATGTGAAAGCCGCCCCTGCCACCGAGCCACTCGGTATCAACTATTTCTCGCAACGCTTCGTAAAGTTCCGGCGCGGCCGAGATCAGAACAGCGTTCGCAACATGCTCTTCGTCGCTCCGACTTCCATGGAACGGGTTTTTGTTGTCTGCGCAGTAGATCTGGATCACTGGCAGGCCGCCGTCAGGATCAAATGACCAGGGGCCCGGAGTAAATTTCTCGCTCATCACGCCTCCTTCATCCGCTCGTCGATCACGCGTTCCATGGCTTGGTCGATCAGCACAAACATCGTGTTCTTGCCCGGCTGCATTCCGCGACGCAGGGCGCTCATGAACTCCTCGGTGCGCGCATCGCTAAAGCTCGCCATTTCTTCGATCACGTCTGCGAAGGTCACCGCGTTGGCGATTTCCTCGCGCCGGTCGTACTGCACGCAGGCGGCGTTGTCGGCACGTTCTAGCTGTTCATCAAACAGCCAGTCGCCGTATTTCATGGTCTTGTTGATCAGAAGCGGATTTGCGCTCATGATTAGCTCCCGGATTTGGCAGCGAACTTGTCGCACGAGGCCGTTTTCTGCACAGAAAAGCCACCGAGATTGCAGCGAATGTTCTTGTCTTCGATCACCGGGTTAATCAGCCAGGATTTCTTAACCTCGACGCGGTCCATCGAGAAATGCGTGCAGCACTGGCAGCACATCGGCTGCTTGCGGTAGTTCTGCGAATCTTTTGCTTCACTTTGCTTACTCATTTCATTCCCCTCAGCAGGCAATCAAGTTCTGTGCGGCCGCGACAAGCTTCGTGAAGCATCCGTCGCAACATATCGTTCTGGTCGGTACCCAAGCGCTCGTACGCGGTTTCACGTCTTCTTGCAACGTCTCGCACCTATCGCAGCGCACCAGCGTGCGGACTGTCAGAGGGCGGGAGCGCCAGGCGTCGAGTGCGTTCATGTCAGCAGCCCTCCAGTTCACTTCTCACGCCCTCGGCTATCAACCGAGCTGCGTACTCTTTGAGAAGGTGTTCGGTCAACGCTCCGGCGCCACCTTGCGCAAGGCGCTGAAGCTCTACGAGATCGGATGCGTCCTGGCTCATGGCTCACCTCTGGTTGTTCGTGGTTCGTGGTGCTGATGTAGTTACTATAGACCAAAGTGGTTTAGACAGTCAACCAGAATGGTTTGCGATAGAGCAAATAGATTTCTATCGAACTAGAAGAGGTGATAGGCGGGGAAATAGAGGAAAAGAAAAAGCCCGCGCGCGGCGGGCTTGGGGAAAGCTGGCTGATTACTTGGATGTGTGAGCGGCTATGGCGCGAGCTGCCATGAGCAGGTGATACGAGACTTCATCAAGCAAGCGTTCGGGCGGTACGACGGGTTTCTGACGGCGTTGCGGTGGTTTGGCGCTTCTCTCTCGATATGCAGCCAGGTCAATCACTTCATTGCTTCTTAGGCGTTCTCTCATTGGGGGCCCCCGAAATTTCGAGGCTCGAAGCCAGCAGACGATCTGTCTCAGCCAGCATTTGGGATCGAGCGGAGCCAGTCTGCAATTCGGAGAACGCTGAAGAAACCTGGAGTAAACCACTATGGAGTATGAATGTTTTGCGGGCCAGGTCGCCAACCGCGTCCAGTCGCCTGACACACTCAATCAGCGCGAGCGCTTCGCCGCTCAGAGCGTTGTATTGGTCGCTGTTTGAGGCATCGGAAATATCTACGGTGTGGTCGTGATCGAGCCACCCAATTTCGCGGCCGAACGCCTCTTCAATTTCGCGGGCCTTCTCGTCGCCAATCCCACGCACCGGGTTGGGGCCGATCAGCGCATTGGCCTGCTGGCTGGACATCCCAAGGCACCGCGCGAACTCGGCCGGCGAGTCGGCAAGTGCGCGTGCGTTCTCTAGACGCATTTCTTTGGATGTTTTCATACCCTGGAAGCGTACCCGCTTTGATCTTTTTGATAAACATCCAAAAAGGTTTGCATGTATAAACCAGATTGGTATATGATGAACCGTAAGTCATCAACCACTCCGGTATAGATATGAACCTCCGCACTTACTTCCTCATCACCCGGCCGGCCGAGCGCGAGGCATTCGCCGAAGCCGTGGGCGCGAAGGTGAACTACCTCTACAACTGTTCCATCGGCAAGCGTCAACCAGGCCCGGCTCTGTGCCTGCGAATCGTTGCGCATGATCAGCGTTTCACTCTCGGCGAACTGCGCCCGGACATCTGGGGCGACGGTGTTGATGCCGCGGCAGCCTCTGACGATGTCCAGCCCCCAGCTGGAACGAGTGGTCGAGAGAAGCTGGCGAAGATGATTGCGTAAGCAGTCCATAAGAGTTCTTGTTTTAGTGAGCATGTACGCATGCTCTATTTTTTGCGCTGCACAAGAAACCCTAACCTCCCCTAAGAATTTGGGGCACGAAGGGAAGACGGCGGAAACAGGCCACTAGAGCCGTTCCGACCAATTTAACGATTAGGACCGAGCCACCAGGATGCAAACCAAATTGTTCTTCGAAGACGAACACGAAGCGCTTCAGCTCATGGTGAGCAACAGCGGAAAGTCGATCAAGGAGATCGCCGGTTTCCTGTGGCCCGACATGAAGCCCGAGAGCGCGTACGCGAAGCTCAAGGCCTGCCTTAATCCGAAGGGTGACGAACAGTTCAAGTTCGGCCAGGTGATCGTGCTGGCCAAGTTCTGCAACTCATACGAGGCGCTTGAATACTTCTGCGACGAAACGATGCACGCACGTCCGGATCGCAAGGCCCCTGAAGATGACATCGTGAAGCTCTCGGAGACGATCCAGAGCGCCGCTGATGTGCTTGCCAAGGCTACGGCGGCACTGGACCGGATCCAGACGCAGGCGGTGTTGATGCGAACAGTCAAGAGGGCGGCATGACAGGCGACCTGATGGCGTTGTGGATGCTCGGGGTAATCGCTCTTGCAGTCGTGGGCTGCTGGAAGCTGTTTTAGGAACTGCCATGCGCGAGTACGGAAAGATCCATTCGTCGTTCTGGACAAGCCAAACGATCCGGGACATGAACGAGGACGGTCGGACGTTGGCTGCATATCTGCTGACGAGCCCGCACTCGAACATGATCGGCTGTTTTCGCATCCCTCCCGTGTACGTTACGGACGACCTCGGATGGGGTTTGGATAGGGTATCGGAAGGGTTTAATGAACTGTATCGAAACGGGTGGGCAACCCTTGACGAAGGCTCGAAATGGGTAGTTATCCACAAGTTTCTCAAGTGGAACCCGCTGGAGAACCCGAATGTTGGTAAGGCGGCAGCAAAACTGTTCGATCAAGTACCTGACGGATGCCCTGTAAAGCCTTTGCTGGCGGGCGCTCTACGTGAATTCGGCAACAACTTTCCAGATGAAAAATTAAACCGTTTCGAAACCCTATCGAAACCCTATCGAAATCCAGAGCCTGAACCAGAGCCTTTGCCTGAACCAGAGCCTGAGCCTCAACCGGAACCAACCCGTTTGCGAGTCGCGAAAAATACCGCGACCGCCCCCGAGACTGGCGAGCTTTGGAATTCGTACTCGACTGCCTACAGGGCCAGGTACGACGCGGAACCGGTGAGGAATGCGAAGGTGAACGGACAACTGGCGCAGCTGATCAAGCGCCTTGGAAGCGATGAGGCGCCCGGTGTGGCCGCCTGGTACGTGTCGAGCAACAACCGGTACTACGTGCAGAAGCGCCATGCGGTCGATTGCCTGCTGGCTGATGCGGAAGGGTTGAGAACGGAATGGGCGACGCGGCGACGCGTGACCGAAACGGGCGCCAGAGAGGCCGATCGATTGCAGACGAGCGGCGACATGTGGGGACGATTAATGGAACAGGCACAAGCGGAGCAAGAAAATGGCGGACATTGAACTCATCCAGGCACTGGCCGCGACGGCCGAATTGTGCGGAACGAACCTTAGCGAAGCAGCTGCAAAGCTCATGCTTTCCGATCTTGTCGAATACGACGAGCGGGCAGTTCTCCAGGCTCTCTCCAAGTGCCGACGTGAACTGAAAGGCCGTCTGACGCTTGCTGAGATCGTTTCGCGCATCGACGATGGCAGACCCGGTGCGGAGGAGGCATGGGCAGTCTTGCCGTTCGACGAAGCAACTTCGGTGGTGTGGACCAAGGAAATGTCGGACGCCTTTTGGATCGCTCAGCCGCTCATCGATGCTGGCGAGAAGATCCCTGCGCGCATGGCGTTCAAGGAAGCTTACCTGCGCCTGGTTGCGGAGGCCCGCGAACATCGAGAGCCCGTCAAATGGACCGTTTCGTTAGGTCATGATCAAGCCGGCCGTCAGCCGATCCTTGCTGCCGCCATGGAAAAAGGCCGCATCAGTGCGACGCATGCCCGCACCCTGATCCCCAATTTTGACCGCGACGACAGCGTTACGCCACTGCTTGAGTCGCGCAAAGCGAACGAGGCATTGCAACTTGCCGAGCAGGTTATCAAGCGAATCGGAAGTGCCAAATGAAAAAGTGGACCAAAGAGGAAGAATCGCGCCTGCTTGAGTGCGCAGCTCAGATTAAGCCGATGACCAAATGCGTCGAAGATTTCCCCGGCCGCACGGTCTCGTCGCTTTACAAGCGGTTACGCCGGCTGAAGAAGCCGAAGACTCGCGTCAAAGGACGCCTGCCGTTCCGCGCTGGCGATGTAATGCGTCTGTTGACGGAGAACGGTCCGATGTTCGCGCGGGACATAGCGGAATCGCTCGATTTGAAACTGAGCGGCGTCCACCGGTTGTTGCGCGAAATGCGGGCCGAGAAGAAGGCGCACATCAAGGATCGCGTTCTGGTGCACGGCACGAACCGTGCACTGCTGTGGGCCGCTGGCGAGGGAATCGATGCGCCACAGTTGGCACGGCGCCCGAAAACAGTTCAGTCGAAGCTAAGGGTTAAAAAAACAGCCCCGATGTCCATCGTAAAGACCGCCGATGAAATGCCGCGGCGGCCGACTCAGGTCATCGTGCGCCGGGATCCATTCATCGCTGCACTTTTCGGCGATCGGGCGGCAGCATGACACGCGCCGAATCCGCCTACCTCGGCAAAGTCGCGCGCCTTGGCTGCGTCGCCTGCAACCTGCTCGGCTTCGACGTCGCCGATGTACAGCCGGAAATCCACCATCCGCGCGTCGACGAGGGCATGGCTCAGCGCGCTTCGAACTGGCTCGCCATCGGATTATGTGCCGCCCACCATCGCGGACCGACGGGTATCCACGGCAACAAGCTGATTTTGCGAACGCTCAAATGCAGCGAGCTAGACCTGCTCGCCTGGGTAATTTCACGGATGAATGGGTGAGGGGATATGAGCAGCGACATTATCAACATTCGGATTGGCCTTTACCACTTGCACGTTGAGCGCGGCTTTCGCGTTTGGATCGGCCGAAATAATTGGCACAGAGAAAAAGGCTATCCCGATGGCCGATTCGCTGTTTACAAGTTTTTCGGATGGGCCCGATGACCGGCGGCGCAAAAGTGACCCCCACTATCGCGCGCGAGGTGACGGAATGGTTTCCGGCATCTATTAAGCCCGAAAGCGTTGGGTGGTATCAGTGCCGCTTTGCTTGGGAAGGGCCTGACTATCCGCATGTCTCCCGTTTATGGTGGGATGGAGATTTGTGGCGTCATGAACCGAACGGCGCTACTGCTTATTGGGGAATTGACGACTGCGACGACTACCGCAATGAATATTGGCGCCTCCTCAAGGAGACGGCATGCTGATCTCAGTCGATCCGGGCATCTCTGGTGCGCTCGCATTCTTCGGGCCGGCCGACCGCGTCTCCGTTCACGACATGCCCGTTCGCCTGAAGCAGTCCGTCAGCAAGGTCAAGAACGAGATCGACCCGACCGCGCTGCAACGGCTGCTTCGTGAACGCGTGCCGGCCGACGAGAAAGGCCTGGTCGTCATGGAGTCGATGAACGCGTTCATGGGCAGCGGCGAGAAGCGGCTCGGCTCAATGGCGTCTCAGGCATCGTTGGCTGCAACCAAGGCTGTGATCTGCGCCGTATGTGAGCTTAGCGGCTTCGATATGGCCTTTGTGAGCCCTCGCGAGTGGCAAAGGTTCATGGGCATCAAGGCGACGCCCAGCGAGACCACAAAACAGCAATCGTTGCGTTTGGCTAGGTCGCTGTTCGGGATGGAATGGCTATCGCGCGCCAAGGATGATGGAAGAGCGGACAGTCTTCTAATTGGTTTGTACGCACAGAAAC